GTCTGCTCCTCCAATGTGCCAGTCAGGATCGGGTTCCAACTGATCGGGATTCAGCCCAGCTTCGCTGGGACTAAGAGTCCGATGGTAATGGCCCTTCTGAACGGTTCCGTCCGCCTTTCTAAGGGCGGAGTCGACCGACTTCTTGGCAGCACGGGCTGCGGTAGCAAACGCAGCCAGGTCATGTATAAAAGGCTCCACGGCAAACTTCCAATTAAGAAAGTGCTCTGGAGCCAAGTGCCCGAGGTCCCGTAGGACCTCCGGTATAGGCCGTTTCTTTCGAAATATAGGCCGAACCGGAATTCCCCCCAGCAAGCGCTGGAGGCGACCAAGCAGTATCAAGCGACCCCGTTTTGACGGGGGCACCCACCCGTGTCGATCAACGCCGATCAAGGCGTTCGTCAACCTACGGACGAGTGACGCACTAAAATAAGTGCGTAGCTGCTGAAGAGACTTATTTGTCCGCCGGAATAATTTCGGCAGACTCCTGAAGTCTTTCAATTCATAGATAGCATTGACGCTACCTACGTGTTGCTTTATGGCAGGATACATAGCGAACCACCCATCTGCAGAGAAGTCTGGAATATCCATCTTCTCGTTAAATGGTAGGTCGGGGCGATTAGGGAACTCGATTGAGTCGAACTCACTCTCCGTACTTTTACCTCCAGGACCTGAAATGGCTCCAGAGATAACTTGGCCGGGGTTTGCACCCAACCAATCGACGTTAAATGAGACCGCATCAAGACGTTTGTTATTGAGGTAAAAGTGATAGCATGGATTTTCGCTATCAAACTCACCTACAACGTCCTCAATCCTCTCGAGGTCACCAGGCGAAAAGCCCGTGCCCGCGAGATTAGGGTATATCGAACTACCCATGTGGATCGACGCAGGGCCAAGCGTGTAATTACTCACACGCGATGCTGAAGCGCGATTATCTCTTTCCCGTACTCTCATACATGATGTATTATTGTTCTACATAAATGCGTGTTTTGACACGCGGCATTCGTGGTTTAGCCACAGATCGG